ATGAACTGGAATTATGCAAAGCTGCGCGGACGAATCAAAGAGATTTTCGGCACGCAGGAAGCCTTTGCAAAGGCTATCGGTATCAGTAGCGTGTCGTTGAGCCAGCGATTAAATAACGTGCTCGAGTTCACGCAGGAGGAGATATTTAATTCATGCGAAGCGCTGAACATTCCTCTCACTGATATGATGAGCTATTTTTTTACAAAAATAGTTTAGAAAGCCAAACTAAACAGGAGGTGAGCACATGACATACCAGTATCAGGCATTGTACACGGTCAAGGAAGCGACGAAGCTGCTCCGAATGGGCGAGCGGTACACTCGTCAGCTGATCAGAGACGGCGAGCTGCCGGCGATCCGTTTAGGGTCCGGCGGATACCTGCGGATCAGAGGCATTGACCTCGAGAGCTACATCAACAGCAGAGAGACGGTGAGAGACATCGGAGAATCAGACGATGAGAGTTGAACCGTCAGAGAGAAGGGAAGGAGGAACATATGAATAGCATGTTACAGCATGATCCAGCATGGGACCGTGAGGAGAATATCCGGAAGATCCACGAGATCCTCGACATCGTGCTCGACACGAACTCGCTGGATGTACGGAGCATGGACAAGACCGGCGCATTGCCGACCGTGGGCTTCCGTTTCAGTGGGCTCTGCGGGAAGGTCGTCGTCGAGCTCTATCCGGACGGATGGCACGGCGGGATGAACTATAGAGAGTTTACATTCAACACCGACGAGGAGATCAGCCAGCGCGCGATCGATGCGATGGGAAGAGAGTGTAAGGCCGCGCTGGAGGGCAAGGCTGCAATCGAGTACGCACAGTATCGGATCAGCAAGCTCGAGCAGGAGATCAGAGAGCGGCAGCAGGAGATGGAGCAGCTGCATACGTACATCGAGGAGAGCAAAGCTGGAAGCGAGGCAGAGAGCGGCCAGGACGCCGACATGCCGGAGCTCGTGATCGAGGAGGACGACGATTGACACCATCAAGTGAGGATCTCCGCGCCTGGGCGAGGACGCAGACACGCGTCACGAACTACACGCTGCGGAGGCAGTACGGCGTCAGCTATGACGAAGCCGATGCGCTGTATAAGCAGCTGAAGGCAGACGGGGTCATCGGGACGCTCGGATATGTATTTGAAAGCTGCTGAAGAGGCAGCAGGCACAACGCACAGTCGATCCGCCCGCCGCGGCGGAATCTCCTGAAATACATGGAGGGCTGAAAAAATGAGAAATATAAAGGATTTATCGGATGCGGAAGCGCAGGAGTATTCGATTGATATGGCAGAGGCCCACAGCGCTGCCATTGAAAGCGTCATCAGAATTGCCGACAAGTACGGCATCAGCAGGGACGAAGCAATGAAACATTTTTCAACTGTAATGGTGGTCATGGCTAAGTGCTCATCATTTGAAGGCTATAAGCTCAACAAGGAGGAAGCGAATGAGAATCGGGGTTGATGTGGCATTAAGCCAGAGAGATCTGCAGCGTCTGCGCCGTCTCGATCGGAAGCTCGACAAGTTGCAGCGGAGAGCTGAGAGGGTCATCAAGGGCCTGGGCGACTTCATCGGCATGACGATGGCCGGCATCGGGCTGGTAACGTTCGTGCTGGCTGTGATCTCGGCCGACAGCGTGCCGACGGAGATGCTCGACACATGGGTATTCATCACCCTGATCGGTGGACTGATCGGCGTCGGCGGGTGCTGGCTGCTCGGATGGATGAGGGAGGAAGCATGACAGAGGAAACAAAGGAGTACCTTCCTGGCATCATCGAGGAAATCGATGAGCTGCGGGATGAGGTGGAGAAGATCCACGCGGCTGAGGTCGAGGAGTGCAATAAGAAGCGCGACGAGATGGACCAGAAGGCTCTGATCGGCGCAGCGGTTAAGGTAGAACATCTTTATGGTGCCTACATAGCGCTCGACAATGCAGCGAGAATCTTAGCGGGCTTTTAGGAGGGGCAGCGAATGCAGCAGCTGAATTTTAAGAACGACGATGATCGTCGTCGGTTCCTGTATGAGCGGAACGAGGAAGAAGGATGGTATGCCTGGAAAGAGGACCACGACCTAAACCGGAAATGGTTGAGGGTGGATCTCGATGAGTTCTCGGTCATCGTCGAGGAGCGTGAGTTCACGACCTATAGAGGAGATATATCGATGGCGCTTTCGTGGTATATGCACGATGGAGCGTGGGGAGAGCGGCCATTCGAGGACTACAGCTCGAATTTATCAGCAATCGTGACGGAGCTCCGGGCGATGAAGCAGAGAAATAAAAAATGACCGATGTATCTAGGAAATGCACCGGCCAAAAGAACAAGAATCAATTAAAGGATACCACATTCACGAAAGTGGGACAAGGGTGAACACATGACGACGAAAGAGGTGACCGCCTTCCTGGTTCGTATCTCGGCAGATCTCACGCTCATGATGGAGCAAAAGCACGATGTGCATCGCTTCGAGCGTCTGATCACCGACATCCGGGCGAATATCGACCGGATCGAGCGGGAAGGAATCACGAAATAGCATATGGATTTTAGGCCCGACTGAATCCGGGCCTTTAATCAAATATAAGGATGTCCCATCGTCCGAGGAAAACGGGGAGCTTGCAACATTCAGCAAACGAATGTTTGCGATTCTGCATTTACAACAGACTGCGAAATGCCATGGCCTCCGCCCCATACAGCGGAGGCAGCAGTCACTAGAGAAGGAGGAGACGATGGCGTTACAGATAGTAGATACCGATACCGGCGAGATCCGGGAAGATGATCAGGACAGACTGCCGAAATATCAGCATTACGGTACGTGCCGGTTTTGCGGCCAGCACGGAATCGTCGACACGGATGAAGAGGATACGGATCAGAGAACGGTAGACGAGTACGTGACGATGCACTGCACATGTCAGGGCGCCGAGGAGTATCAGGAGCGCATGGCGAAGCTCGCGGAGGCGAAAGATAACCTGCAGGAGATCACGAAGAACGTCAATCCGAAGATCACAGAGGCGATGACCGCGGGGCTCGATCTGATCGGCTGCGGAGCGATACAGGAGATGCAGGTGAAGATCGGCCGGAAGACGCTGAAGGTTCAGATAAAAACGAAGGGATCGATTCTGGTACAGATGACGGAGACGACGCGATCTGCACTCGAGGCCTGACGCATGAGAAATTACAGAGTAGAGATGAAGAAGTGCCCGGACGGGAAGATACGCCGGACCGGTTCAGAGGATGACGAGCAGGAAAAGGCATTCCAGTGGAAGCAGCTGCAGCTACGGGCTCATCCTGAGCTGAAGTCCCTGCATCATACGCCGAACGGCGGAAGCCGGAACCGGCTGGAGGCCGTCAAGCTGAAGAGGATGGGCGTGCTGGCGGGGATCCCAGACATTGAACTCGATGTAAGTAGAGGCGGATATCATGGCCTGTTCATCGAGATGAAGGTCGGGATGAATAAGCCGACAGAGAACCAGATCGAGATGATGGAGGAGCTGACGCAGCAGGGCTACCTGTGTAAGGTGTGCTGGTCCGGAGACGATGCCATCGATGTGATCAAGGAGTATTTAGGGATATGAAGAAGAAACTGATGAGATTCATGGGGAACGCGGAGCTGCCTGCGTTCCTGGCCGACATGGAACTCGAGAATCATACGGACTGGAGTAAAACGAGCAAGGGCACGGAATCGAGAGGCTTTTGCTTTTTCGATTTATCAGAGCCGCCGGAAGAGCGGCTGAAGTACGTGTCCGGCGTCGTTGACAACTCGTTCGTCGCCGTGTTCGAGGTAGCGGACGATGTGAAGCTGCGTGAGAGCACTGCGTGGTATGCAGTGCCTGGGCATAGTGGCGATTTCGTTTTCCCGCCACCAATGCAGCAGAAAAGGGAATATTCGATCGAGCGGTACAGCAGCCAGACGTTCACGATCAAGCGCTTCGGAATACCGGGGCTCATGGGCGTGTCCGAGGACGGAGAAATGAAGTTTGACATCTTCTGACTATGGGATGATCGGGAGATGCCACTCAGCGAATGGCTGAGAACGCTGGATAAGGAGAGCGCAGAAGAAACAGCGAAGAAAATATTCAGCTGGATGAGAGGTGAGGGCAGATGAGACGGGTCGTATATACCTGTGACCGCTGCGGCCGCGAAATCAGAACATCTGAGGAGAACCCGATGGCCATCGGCATCGATTTCGCCATGCGCGAGGGCAATGACACGAGTCCGCAGCAGCCGGCGACGGAGGAGATCCGAAGCGTCATGTCGAACATGCTCGGACGGGATTACTGCTATAGCTGCATCGAGAAGATCGCGAACTACATGAAGAGCGTCGACAGCGAGCTGATCGGCGAACAGGTGGCCGCGCTGCGCGAGGAGAATGAGCGTCTGTGCCGGGAAACCGGGACGCTGAACGATGAAAAAGAAGAGCTGGTGCAGCAGGTCGGAACGATAGTAAAGGAGAACGAGCGTTTGCGTAACGAGGCCAAGGAGCTAAATGAGCGGATCGCTGGCATGAAGCGTGAGACATTGGCCGAAGACGCGAAAAAGGCAGCCGTTTCTTCTAATAATAAGAAAAAAATCGGAAGGCCGCCGAAGCAGGCAGCTGAAGAGGCGGCAGCGAAGGACGAAAAGCCGAAACGGGAGTACAAGAAGAAGGGGCCGGACGCCGGCAAGATCGTCGCGCTCGCAGCCGCAGGATGGGATTCGGAGCGCATCGCCTCGGATATGCATATGGATGAGGCTGCAGTGGTCAACATCCTAAAGCGGGAGCGACAGAGGTATCAGTGAGTTAAGCGAGGAGGCCACGGGATAGCAGAAGCCGTCCCGTAGTAGACTCGTTAAAGCGATTAATTTTAGGACATTTTCTAAATACTAGGTGTGATATGTACCTGCAGAAAACATGGATCTATGGAAACCGAATAGAAGTTCGTAAGTACCACACCATTCGGTACAACGTGAAGGGTGAGGTCCGGGGGAGACGGAAGAAGCCGACCTCGGAGCAGAAGGAGCTGGCAAACGAGAATGCTAGCCGGAACCGGCTGCGGAGACTGATGATCAACAACTTCGGGGATGGGGACATCCACCTCACACTCACATACAAGCGGGAATGCCGGCCGACACCGGAGGGATCGAAGGAGCTGATCCGGAAGTTCTTCCGTAAGCTCCGGGCATACTACCGACAGCATGGCCAGGAATTCAAGTGGATCCTGGTAAAGGAGGACGGCGGGAAGGCGATCCACCACCACATGGTGATGAACGATGTGGATGGGCTTCTCGGGTTCCTGCGTAAGGCCTGGCCGTACGGTGGCGTTCATGCCGTCCCGCTCTATGAGAATCAGGACTTCGGAGGGCTCGCCGATTACTTCGTGAAAGAGACGAAGGAGTCATATAAAAAGCACAAGGAGAATGGTGAACCGTACCGCGTCCGGTATTCCTGCAGCCGGAATCTGCAGCAGCCGATCGAGAAGACCGAGGTGGTCAGTGCGTCAGCCTGGCGGAAAGAAGTGAAAGTACCGCCGACGTTGCAGCGTGAGGGCTACCAGCTGGAGAAGGGAAGCGAGTACGCAGGGACGGATATATACGGGTTCCCGTTCCAGACATACACGTTCATACGGTATGGGGATGAGCGGGGCGGGGAGAAAAAGCAAAAGAAAACGATAAAACAGAGAAATAAGGGCAAGCAACGAAAGCAGCAAGCAAAAGGAGAACAAACATGGCAAAAGGATTAAATGATTTAAACGACTATCTTTTCAAGAGCCTCGAGAGACTCAACTCGGTGGATCCGGGCGATTCGGAGAAGCTGCAGCAGGAAATCGCGAGAGCGGAGACCGTGACGAAGATCTCTGCACAGGTAATCGCGAATGCGAACACGCAGATCAAGGCGGTGAAAGAGCTGAACGAATACGGATACATCAAGGCAGCAGGCGTTTCTGAAAAAATGGTCGAGCTGATCGTCGACGGTGGGAAAAGGGCATGAGCGCGCGGAATATGTATCCGCCTGATTTCGAGGATTTCGTCAGAGCAAACTGCTGGATGAGAACAGATGTGGAACTGGTGGCCATCGTGAACGAACATTATGGCACCAGTTACACGAGGAAGCAGATCCGGTATTACCGGCATAACCACCATTGCTACAACGGACTGAGCGCCTGCAATTACGAGCCGAGGCGAAAGTATACGCCGGAGCTCGTGGAGTTCGTGCGCGAGATCGCAGCAGGCCGGTCACGGAGAGAGATCATCGAAATGGTCGAGCATGCGTTCGGAGTCAAAATCAGCATCAACGGATTAAAAAGCGTATTCAAGAGCTATGGAATCTCGACCGGGAACGATGGCCGGTTCAAAAAGGGGAATGTCCCATTCAACAAGGGAAAGCACCAGCCGGCGAGGGGGCGGGCGTCAGAGACGCAGTTCAAAAAAGGCTGCAGGCCGCATAACTGGAGGCCGGTAGGGAGCGTTTACCTTCGCGGAGATGGATACGTATGGAGAAAGGTAGCAGAGCCGAACGTGATACGCGAAGAGCATAGATGCGTGTGGGAGGAGCACTACGGGCCGATCCCGGATGGGATGAATGTCATGTTCCTGGACGGAAACCGGAGAAACTGCAGCATCGAGAACCTGGCACTCGTGTCGAAACAGGAGAATGCCGTCATGAATAAGAAAAGGCTTCGGTCAGAGGACCAGGAAGCGACACGGGCCGGAATCGCGACCGCGAAGCTCACGATCGCGATAGCGGATATCAGGAGGAAGGCAGCAGGCGAAAGGAGAAAACGATGATGGATTTAATATTACTGGTTCCAGTGATGGTGATGATCGTCATGATCACCGTGTTTGCGATTTGGAAGTGAGGCAGCAGGCTAGTTTTTTGTTGAAAGGGTGAAAGAATGGCATGGGCAACAAAATGTGATAGATGCGGTAGGTATTTTGATTATAGCGAAGACAAGGCAGACGCATTCGCGTTCATGCGGTACGACCGCGTAAAGAATTCGTACTATACCGAAAGCGAAGAAATCGATCTTTGTCCTAAGTGCGTCAAATCACTAGAGAAATGGGTGGACATGGAGGAAGATGATGATTAGGAGGTTGGTGAATGAGCCTAAGTAGAAAATACCGTCGAGCCATGGAACGAAAGCTTTTGAGGGACCGCGATCCGATGGCGGAGATCAAGCGGGCCTCTTCGGAGGTATATGAGCGGCTGCATGATCGGGCAATCGATAAAGATACGCATGATCTTGTTTCGGCCATGTACTACCTGATCGGCCTGGCACTCAAGCAGGAATACGGTTTCGGAGCGACGCGCGTCATGCGAGTCTATCAGAACATCGATAACCAGCTCGAGCGCTGGCAGAGTGGGGAACTGAAATCCACGGACTTCCGGAAGATGGCCATGGACGAACTCGGCATAGATTTACAGATACAGTGAGGTAGCGATGGCGAAGAAGAAGCGAAAGAAAACGACGGCGGAAATGAAGAAAATCAAGAACATGGTCATGGAGAAGCTTGCGGATCCAGACGAGGACACGAGCGAGATCGCCCAGGAAATCGGACGGAGACCGCCGTACATGTATACGGCGCTCTGTCCTGGCCCAAACTACAGACCGTAACACTGGAGGTATGAATGGCAGACTATTGGCTTCCGACTAAAAATTCAAAATACTATATATCAAAGCAGAAATATCTGACGGCACGCCATTTCTGCCTGCAATACTCAGAATGGCTCGATGAGTACAACGCGCTTTCAAGCGGATCAATCAGCGGGATCAACTACGACGGGATGCCGCATGGATCTGGCTCAGGAAACCCGACAGAGGCGAAGGCTATACGCATGGCAGAGCTGTCCAGTAAAATCGAGATGGTCGAGCAGACCGCGATCGAAGCGGGCGGAGAAATCGCCGAATGGATTCTGAAAGGCGTCACGATCGAGTCGGCGACATTCAACTATCTGAAAATGGTCACGGGCATACCGTGCGAGAGAGATATGTACTATGAGAGGCGTAGAAAATTTTACTGGTTGATTTCTCAGAAGATTTAGATTAATCTTGAACTGATTAGAAAAAGTTTTGCTTTTGCAGGGCGGCATCGTTCACGCGATGTTAGCCCTGTTTTATTTTTTGAAAATATGTGCACATACCTATTGACATAGAGTGCACTCTATTATATAATTAAATCATCAAAGAGAAGGGAGGTGAGAACATTGAGAGGGAGAAGCCGGAAACGGCAAAATAAAAAGACGGTTTTGACCAGTCTTTGGGAGATCATCAAAACCATCTTCATAAGCATTCTGGCAAATCTGATATATGACTTCTTGAAGAAGCACATCGGATTCTGACAGAAACGGGAGGGCTCACAAGAGCCCTTCCTGAAAATAGATTAACACGTGAGAAGGAGGAAATCAATGGATATACTTCAAATCATATTCACGACGATCGTAACGATCATAGCATGGGAGACAATTAAAAAGCATTCAAATAAGCATACTGAAGATTGATGAAGGGAAACGGGATGGAAGCAAAAGATAAATACGCAGCGCAGAAGAAGTATCAGGAAAAAGTTGGCATCATTGCTAAATCATATCGCTTAAAGAAGGACCTGACGGATGCGTTTGCACGTGCTTGCGAGAAGCGTGGAGTCAGTCAAGCCGGACAGCTGACGACGATGATGCAGGCGTTCATCGACGAGGTGAATGCGGAAACCGGTGAAAAAAATCAATAAAATCACGAATGACCGCACTCAGCGGATGCTTTCATGTAGTATTCTAGTAGAGTCGAAAAAGGGGATGAGCAAAAGCTCGTCTCCTTTTTTGATGAGTTCTTTTGTTTGCTAAACAGTTGCCTCGGCAGTTTGTCTGCTCACCCAACACCGGAGGAGAGCATAAAGCCGGTATATAAATACTCTAGGCGGGTCGGAATGATCCGCCATTTTTATTAGCTGAACCCACTTGTGAAAAGCGATGGATAAATACACAGAGGACGAAAAGAAAACAGGCGAGTGGATACGAGCGATATCGGACCAATCGTACAGAGGCTGGAAAGCGTTCTATCACACACGGGAGTGGAGGAGGATGCGAGCGGAGATTCTCGAGCGAGATCATGGCCAGTGCCAGCGATGCCGAGCGATGGGGCGATATAGAAAAGCGGTCACGGTCCATCACGTGAAGCATCTGAAGGATGCACCTGAGCTGGCACTCACAGAGAGCAATCTCATGAGCCTGTGCCAGGAATGCCATGAAGACATGCATCCAGAATTCAGGTACAAGCCGAAGGGGTTTCAAAATCACGAGCGATGGTAAGTGCCTGATCAACTCGTGAGAGGGGCAGCAGGAGCAAACGGCGAATGTTTTCGTGTGAAACGCAGAGACCCCCCGGGTCGAAAAAAACGAAAAGCGATCAGGTGGGCCAGGACCGGCCTTCACTCTTTCCTAGCGAGCTTTTCGCGAAAAAATACGTGATGTGCGCGTGCGTGCGCGCGTAAATGAAACAAAATTTCAAATAATCAAGGAAAATGAAACGAAAATGGCAAAAAAGAAGCTCGAAACAAGGCGAAAAGAGGTGCGGTGCGAGCTAGAAAACCAGCTGAAAGCGAAGGGCGCCGCCAATAGTATTTACAGGGATAAGATTGACGACTACATGGAGCTGTGGGATCTGAAAGAGATGTACAAGGAAGACATCAGAGAGAACGGACTCAGGATCGATGGAGCAGATAACCCATCGGCTAAGCAGCTACAGTCGACGATCAGATTGATGGATCAGATGCTGGATAAGATGAATCTGACGACAGAAAACGTGGTTTCGGAGGACTGCGATGTCGACGCGCTATGAACCGAACATCGACGAGTGGATCTACCTCGTCAAAGGCAACCACATCGAGCACTGCAAAGAGCAGGAGCTGATGATCGATAACAATTTGATACCGGTGCTGGAGCGGAAAGATGTGACAGTGGACGCGGAGAGAATCCGAAGAGGCCTAAGCCTGGAGAAATATTTCCCGTACAAGCTGCTGCCGTGGGAACGGTTCCAGTTCGCAGTCATCACAGGGGTATTCCTGAGGGACGACATCTATTTCCACGAGATCCGGGACATCATCGGGCGGGGAGCTGGGAAGAATGGATTCATAGACTTCCTGGCGTTCTATTTCATCTCTCCACTCCACGGGATCAAGGGATACAACATCGACTTGATTGCAAACGGAGAAGACCAGGCAAAGACGTCGATCGCAGACCTTTACGACATCATCACAGACCCAGAGAAACCGGAGTATGCGAGGGCGCTGAACTCAAATTATAAGGCCATGGCGGAGAAGATCGTCGGGAAGAAGATGCGGGCAGAGTTCCGACTGAACACGACAAGTACGAAGAACAAGGACTCGAAGCGTACCGGTTGCATCATCTACGACGAGAAGCATCAGTACACAAGCACCACGAACATGAACACGCTGAAGTCAGGTCTCGGAAAGATGCGATGGTGGCGCGAGATCACGATCACGACGGACGGGCACATCCGCGGCGGCGTCCTGGATGATGAGAAGGAACAGAACAGGAACATATTGAGCGAGTACAACCCGTTGAACCGTACATTTGTGAACTGGTTTCGAATCGAGGATGAATCCGAGTGGAATCAAATAGATAAGATTGTCAAGGCGAATCCGTCGCTGGCCTATCCTTCGTTTGATTCCCTGAAGACGACCATTCAACAGGAAATCACCAACATGCAGAATACACCGGAATACTACCCGGAGTTTCTGGCAAAGCGGTGCAATTTCCCGGTGAGTGATCCGCAGAAGGCTGTGGCCGAATGGGATGACATCGTAGAGTGCTGCAAGGAGCCGCCGTTTGAAATACAGAGCAACATGTCGTGCGTCGGTGGCGTCGACTACACGAAAACGAACGACTTCGTGGGATGCGTTCTCGTGTTCCGAAAGGGGAACGACTATAGCATCATGCATCATTCGTTTATCTGTAAGAGATCGAAGGATCTGCCGAACATCCACGCGCCGATCGAGAAGTGGTGCGAGGAAGGCGTTTGCTCGATCGTTGACGAGGTGGAGGTCCCGGCGGAAACAGTTGCGGAGTGGTTTGCGGAGAAGGCGAAGCACTACAACATCACGATGATCGGAATTGATAATTTCCGCTTTTCGCTACTGAATAAGGCGTTCCGGCAGGTTGGTTTTGATGCGTTCGACAAGGAAAACAAGAGCATATGGCTCACGCGTCCTTCGGATATCATCAAGGCGAGCCCGATCATCAACAGCCTTTTTATAAACAAGAGACTGTCAGGTTTCGACAGAATGATGTGCTGGTACACGAACAACACGAAGACGATCAATCGGGATGGAAACATCACGTACGGAAAGATAGAGCCGAAACTCAGGAAAACCGACGGTTTCATGGCGTTCGTTCACGCGATGTGCTGCATCGATTCGTTACCAGAGATTCAAGACCTTCCGTCGATCAACATCGGAACGTTCACGTACTGAGCCATCCGACAGCTAAGAGGTAAGTAATGGCAGGATTTACAGATTTTTGGAAATCGTTATATAGCAAGCTCATGGGTGGGAAGACCTACGAGGTGAGTGAAAAGGACGTGCGCGACTTCATCGATAAAAACGAATGGAATCGCTTAGCGATCTATGATTTCGCCCTTCACGTGGGAATCAACATCATCGCCTATGCGCTGTCAAAGTGCGAGTTCAAAACATTCATGAACGGCAAGGAGGTTCGGCAGGGAGAATATTATCTATGGAACTACCAGCCGAATAGAAACATGAATACCTCGCAGTTCCTTCAGAAGCTCGTGTGGTCGCTGATCTATCGCGGCGAATGCCTGGTCGTGCAGAGCACGAAGGGTGATCTTCTCATCGCGGACGAATACACACACGAAACCTATGCGCTTTCACAGGACACATTTTCGAATGTGACCGTCGGGCTGGAATCGGATGGAGGCTGCTCACATCCATACACGTTCAGAAGAACGTTCAAGATGGATGACGTGCTGTTCTATCGCCTGAACAACAAAAACGTCACAAACCTTTTAAACCAGCTGATGAATGAGTACGACGGCCTGTTGGAGTCTGCGATCAATAAGTTCTACAAGTCCGGCGGCGAGCGTGGCGTGCTGACGGTCAGCGGCAAGGCACCACAGATCAATTACGGAACGAATGAGGACGGAACCCCGCGAACGTTTAACCAGGTCTACAACGAAATGATGGGGAAGCAGTTCGGGAACTATTTCAGGTCGCCGAATGCCGTCATGACGTTATGGGATGGATTCACCTATGAGACGAAGGGCGGAGAAGCAAATAAGAAATCGACCAGCGAGATCAAAGACGTCACAGATCTGACAGATGAGATCTATAGCAAGGTCGCAAATGCGATGCTGCTGCCGCCTGGGCTTCTGAAGGGCGATGTTTCCGGCACGAGCGACATCACGAAGAATATGATCACGTTTGCTATCGACCCGATCGCAAAGATGATCGAGCGTGAAAACAACCGAAAACGCTCAGGAGAAGCTGTCCTAAATGGGACATATCAAAAAATTGACACATCAGCCATCCAGCACATCGATGCTTTTGACATAGCTCAGTCCGCGGATAAAATGCTCGCATCCGGCATCTGGTCGATTGACGAGATCCGGCGAAAGGCAGGCGACACAGAGCTAGGGACTGAATGGTCTGGAAAGCACTGGATGACGAAGAACTATGCAGATATTAAAGACGCCGGAGTAAATCCGGCCGAAGAAGGAGGTTTGAATGAGTGATCAGAACAAGCTCAGATGGAGATTTGAGCAGAAGGCCGATGCTCCAACTGTGCATAAGCTGTTTATCTATGACGAGGTCAGATCAGTCGGAAAATTCAACTGGGACACATGGGAGTATGACGAGTCAGAGACGAGCGCAAAGCACATGCGAGATCTGCTAGATGAGATCCCAAGCACAGACAGCATCGAGCTGCATGTGAACAGCAACGGTGGGGAAGTCGGTGACGGAGTAACCATTTACAATCTGCTGCGGCAGAAGGCTCAGTCAGGGTGCAAGCTCGTCGGGTATGTCGACGGCTATGCGTACAGTGTGGCTGCAGACATCATCATGGCATGCGATGAGATCCACATGGGCCTCGGTACCTCGATGCTGCTGCATTATCCGTTGATGCAGGCGGTCGGAAACGCGAAGCAGCTCCGAAATTTCGCCGATCAGCTCGATGCGCTGGGAGATGCATCCGTGCAGCTCTACATGAGCCGTGCGAAGAATATCACCGAAGAAGAGCTTCGCTCCATGATGGACAAGGAGACTGTATTTTCACCGGACAAGTGCCTGGAATATGGTTTCTGCGATTTCGTGGACACGTATGAGGCAGAGAAGAAGGACGATAAGCCGGGTGAAGGTGAAGATCCAGTGGACCCGGATAAGGATGTGAAGGAGCTCCGCGAGCAGTTGAAAAGACAGCTGATCGTGCAGCAGGAAGCCACGAAGATGCTTCAGTCTCTCAGAAAGGCGAAGCCGGCGGCATCAACAACAAATATCAGTAACACTCTCATCGCTGCTATGAAGCGCATGAGCGTTAAATAAAACCTAGGAGGTAGATTTGATGATTAACAAGGACTTAATCAAGCAGGCAAACATGGCAACTATGCAGAAGCTTTCTAATGCGCTTCAGTCAAATGACGTAGAGGCAGCAGCGAACGCGATGCAGGAACTTCAGACATCCGTATGCGATCAGATTGAGGCGGAGTTCGAACAGTACAAGGATGTTTCGGATATGAGCGTCCTTCAGAGCAGAGGGCTCAGAGCACTCACATCTGAGGAGAGCCAGTGGTATCAGAAGTTCATCTCCGCTGTAAAGTCAGGCGTAAAGCAGGAGATCACCAACATCGGCGCAGCGATTCCGGTGACCATCATCGACCGAGTGATCGAGGACGTCAAGAAGTCTCACGAGCTTCTGAGCGCCATCAATCTCGTCGATGCAGCAGGCGCGATGAAGCTTGTCGCAAACGCTACACAGTTATCCGCGAAGCTTGGATCATGGGGCAAGGTGACATCTGCAATTGCTACAGAGGTGACCGGAGGCGTAAAGGCGGTGGATGTGACCGCAGCGAAGTACACGGCTTACTTCCTGATTCCGAAGGATTTCGTAAGATTCAACTTCGGATTCGCGCCGATGTGGGTAGACCAGTATATCCGTGCCATCCTCGGCGAGGTGATCGCTTTCGGACTGGAGAAGACCATCCTGAAGGGCGACGGCAAGGACCAGTTTATCGGCATGGAGATGAATACCACAACGGCGTCCAACGGCAAGTATTCCGCGAAGACAGCGAAGGCAATCACGAACTTCGATGATGACTATGCTGCGGTGATTGCGGATCTCTCTGTAGACGAGAATGGCGACTACAGAACAATCGACGAAATCCTCCTCGTTGTAAATCCGAAGGATTACATCAAGAAGGTGAGACGCGCACAGAACGCGGTTACATCTGCAGGCGTCATTGACCTGATTTCTCTCACATACCCGACAAAGGTCGTGCAGTCTGCATTACTTGCGGAGGGTGAGGCAGTCGTCGGAATCGCAAAGAACTACTTTGCGGCGATCAACGGCGGCACATCTGGCATCGTCGAGTACGATGACTCGGCTCAGTTCCTGGAGGACAACCGCGTATATACCACGAGAGTATATGGAAACGGTCTGCCTGTGGATAACACATCCTTCGCGAAGCTGGATATCACCGGCGTAGAGGCTCCAGCGCTTTCTGTGAAGGTGAAGGGAACCGTTACGACAAAGGCGCAGGCATAAGGAAAACTAAATGAGCGCGTTAAATGTATCAGCTGACATCATTCAGATGCTGAAGGACTATCTGCATATCACCTACACGCTCGATGAGTCTACACTGCGGCGGCTGAAGGATCAAGCAGCAAACGGCATTGCGCATATCCGGAGGTATTGCAATGCCGCCGCAACCTGCGAACCGGGCACGGACTATGCGGCCATGCTCTGCGAATACGTACTGCGGGCAGAGTCTGGAGCACTCGAGACGTTCAGCGTAGACTTCGATAAGGACATTCGGGAAGCGAAGATGCTGACCGAGGTCAACTGCTATGCGGAGGCGATGGGATATGCTGAAACGAAAAAGTGATTTTTTGACGTTCTGCGATGGCTGGGGTACATCCTACGAAGTTGTAGACAGACGGTTAAAGAGAGTGAAGCAGAGCATCATCCACTTCGCGGATCAGACCGTCGGCGAGCGCCGATACTGGGACGCATATGTGGCGGGTACACAGATTCAGAAAGCCGTGCTTGTCCCATATCAGACTGATGTCGAACGTGGTGATGTGTTCGTGATCGAGGGGATCCAGTACGAAGTGGTCCAGAAGGACTACAGAGGAAATACGTCCCCGCAGGCATGGCTACTGTCACTTCAGTCGGCAACCGTGAAATACAGAGGATGCGATGGAAATTAAAGTGAATGCGGGCGAGTTCGAGAAGGCCGCGCAGAGCATCTTAACGGACTTCAGCAAGCGGACACGTGAAAACGTAAGTGCAGCAGTCGATAAGACTGCGAGCCAGGTGGTGAGGAAGACGAAATCAGACTCGCCGATAAAGACGGGAAAGTATAAAGCCGGATGGGCTTCGCGCGTGACAGAGCAGTCGAATGTTCGATATGAGAAGACGGTTTATAACAAGGACCGGTACAGGCTGACGCACTTGCTGGAGAAGGGGCACGGCGGACCGCATCCGGCCGGACCACATCCGCATATCGTAAAGGATGAAGAAGCTCAGAAACTATTTGAAGAGAATCTCAGAAAGGAAATCGAATCATGATGACAGCCGAAGAGGTTCGAAGCCTGATTTCGTCGACGGGGTTCTACTTCGATCCAGAACACCCGGACTTCATAGAGAGTTCAAAGAAAGAGCAGCTGACGCCTCCATTTCTCGAATATGAACTGGAGGACGTCAACTTTTTCGCAGACGGGATTATCTATTTTAAACGTAAAAAACTAACGATCAGATTATACACAGACGTATATGACAAGGACGCTGAGAGCACACTGGAAGCAGCGCTGCAGGAAGCAGGAATAGGCTTTTCAAAAGAAAAGCAATATTTCAATTCTATCGGGCTGTGGGAATCTGGCTATCAGACGGAGGTTTAAGAATGCCTAAGAACAAGGTGAAATTCAATGTAAAGAACGTGCATTATGCGCTTCTCACAGAGACAGAAGAGGGGACCATCACATACGGAGCGCCGGTGGCGATTCCTGGTGCACGATCACTTTCGATGGACGCACAGGGGGATCTCACGAAGTGGTATGCAGACGGCATGGTCTATTACACGACCGCAGCCAACAACGGCTATGATGGAAGTCTCGAGGTCGCGATGTTCCCGGAGTCCTTCAGAACGGATGTGTTAGGGGAAACGCTCGACGAGAAGAAGGTACTGGTTGAAAACGCAAACGTGGAACCGAAGAGGTTCGCGCTTCTTTTCGAGTTTGACGGCGATCAGAAGGGGATCCGTCACGTTATGTATAATTGCGTCGCAACACGACCGGCCGTGTCTGGAAATACAGTGGAAGAGAGCAAGGAGCCGGAGACTGAGACAGCGAACATCACGGCGTCACCGCTCAGCGACGGAAGAGTAAAGGCTAAGACGTCGGATTCAACGGACGAAGCAACCTACTCGAACTGGTATAAGAACGTATACGTGTCGACAAAGGAGGCGTAAACGATGGCGGCAGTGACGAAAGAGATTGCGGTTGATGGGAAGGCGGTCAAGTTCAGAGCGTCCGCAGCCATCCCGCACATTTACAGACTGAAGTTCGGACGCGACATTTTCGCAGATCTTCAGAAGCTGTCGAAGACAATGAAAACCGGTGAGGGCTTTGAAATCGAGTCGCTGGAGATATTCGAGAATATTGCGTACATCATGGCACAGCATGCAGCTCCGAGCGAGGTGCCGAGTGACATAGAAGAATGGCTCGACGAGTTCGGAACCTTCAGCATCTACGAAGTGCTACCAGAGATCATCGATCTTTGGGGCGTCAACACGAAAACAGAGGTGAAGCCAAAAAAAGGAGTAGGCCATTAGATCGACCGATGACTACTCCTCTTTTTATGCTTCGAGCAGTTCAACTGGGCATATCAATCGCAGACCTGGAGCTCTTAACGATCGGGCTTGTGATTGATATGTACACGGAATCAGCCAACGATCAAGAAGATTATGACCTGATGGCATCACAAGAGGATATGGATAAATTCTAATGGCAGACAGAATTAAAGGCATCACGATAGAGATCAACGGCGATACCGTAAAGCTATCGAAGGCGCTGGAAGACGTAAATAAAAAGATATCAAGCACTTCAACCAGTCTGAAGGATGTGAACCGCCTGCTGAAGCTGGATCCTGGCAACACAGATCTGTTGAAGCAGAAACAGGAGTATCTGAACACCTCCATCGAGGCCACGAAGGAGAAGCTGCAGCAGGAGAAGGAAGCACTCGAGCAGATGCAGGCATCTGGATCAACAGAGGCGAACCAGGAGCAGCAGAACGCACTCCAGCGAGAAATCGTTGAGACGACGCAAAAGCTGGAGAAGCTCGAAGAGCAGAATAAGCAATTCTCTGTGCTCGGGTCACAGATTTCCGTCGTCGGTGACAAGATCTCAGAAGTGGGTGGAAAGATCACGGGCGTCGGCGCAGGGCTGTCGAAGAGCGTGACAGCTCCGATCACAGCGATCGGGGCAGCGTCTATGGCCGCGTGGACTGAAGTCGACGAAGCGCTCGACACGATTACGCAGAAGACGGGCGCATCCGGTGACGCATTGGCTGACATGCAGAATCGGGCAAAGGAACTAGCGACCACGATTCCGGTGCCCTTCCAGGATGCCGGCACGGCTATCGGCGAGGTCAACACGCGTTTCGCATCGACAGGCGAGGAACTGTCAGATCTATCTGAAAAGTTTCTGAAGTTCTCGAATGTCAACGGAACGGACGTAAATGCAACCATCGATCAGACATCCGCATCCATGAAGGCGTGGGGACTGGAAGCGAAGGATGCAGGCGCATATCTCGATACGCTGAACGTCGTCGGCCAGGCGACCGGAATAAATGTCGATGCGCTCAATGCGGCGATGGCATCCAATGCGACCACATTCAAGCAAATGGGAATGTCGGCATCGGATGCCGCTACATTCCTCGGGCAGGTAGAAGTTTCCGGTATGGACTCCAGCACGGCCATGAAGGGACTTCAGACCGCGATGAAGAACGCAGCAGCGGACGGCAAGGCTTTGCCGGACACACTGAAAGACCTTCAGGATAAAATGGGCGGCTCTGCGACCGATACCGAAAAATTAAACGCATGTATCGAAACGTTCGGGTCGAAGGCTGGCCCGCAGTTCTATAACGCACTAAAAAACGGAACAGTTAACCTGAACGATTTCGGCTCATCCATCAGCGAAAATCTCGGGAGTGTTTCCGATACTTTTGACGCGATGCTGGATCCGGCGGATCAGGCACAGGTTGCGATGAACAATCTGAAGGAAGTCGGGGCACAGCTCGGGGATTCATTACAGGCGACGCTGGCACCGATCATCGAGCAGGTGGTCGGAAAGCTCAGAGAATTTAAGAGCTGGTTCGATAGCCTGGACGATTCAACGAAGCAGACCATCGTAAAGATTGGGCTTGTGGCAGCCGTGATCGGCCCGCTTATCGTGCTGATCGGGACGGTTGCGTCGTCGGTTGGTGGCCTGCTGACGAATTATATCGGCCCACTCGTGACGTTCATCCAGTCATCGCTGATACCGGCGATCACAGCCATATCCGCGCCGGTGCTGGCAGTCATTGCCGTATTGGCGGCGTTCGCTGCATCATTCATCTATCTGTACAAGACGAATGATGAATTCAGGGCGAATGTGCAGGCCCTATGGTTGGAAATCCAGGACACGATCCAGAGCGTGATCGAGGCCGTGCAGGCCATCATTCAGGCGTTCATAGAGGTCGTGCAGGCAGCTTGGGCACAATGGGGAGACCAGATCATGGCTGTTGTGAATACAGCATGGAACTTCATCATGGCTCAGATCAAGCTCACCATGACGATCATCAAGGACATAATAAGCGTAATTATGTCGGCGATTAGTGGGGACTGGACAGGGACGTGGAACGCAATCAAAACACTGTGCAGTGACGTGTGGAATGGAATCAAGCAGATCATCTCGGATATGATCAGCGCGATCAGAGATACAGTGGCGGAGATACTCGGAAAAATCGCGGATAAGTTCACGGAGATCTTCGAGAGCATCAAGAGCGGCGTGGCAAAGAGGATCGGCGCAGTCAAGGAAGTGATTATCGACAAGATCGGCGAAGCAATGGACTATCTGAAGAACCTGCCGCAGCAGGCACTCACCTGGGGCCGTGACCTCATCGACAATTTCGTTGAAGGCATCAAGGAGACAGCACATAAGGTCGCAGACGCCGTTGAAAGCGTGGCACGGAAGGTTTCGGATGTGATCGGATTTTCTGAGCCGGAGGAAGGACCGCTGTCAGATTTCCATACCTACGCGCCGGATATGATCGATCTCTTCGCGAAGGGAATCAACGACAATATGTATAAGGTGCAGCAGGCGGTCGAGAAGATGGCCGGGAACATCAGCATGACAGTGAACGGTGCGTCTATGGACAGAGGAGCTACGCCGATCGTGGTGCGGTCCGTGAATACAACCGTACTCGACGGCAAGGTCATCGCGCAGTCTGTGAATGAGAATCTGGGGGCAATGCTGTGATCAGAAAGTTTTACCTGGAAAATGAATATGGCCAGCAGTGGGATTTAAACAATCTCACTACTGGCTTTTTTAATGATCCGAGCGGGCTAGGATACGAGCGCGAAGCGTCCTATGCACGCATCGGTGATAGGTTCATACGGAACTACATCGAGGACAAGCAGAAAAGCATTAAGGGAACAGTATCGTTCACGCGTAAAAACGGAGTATCGCCATATGTTCAGCAGCACGCATTCACTCAGTACGTTAACGCGGCGAAGGATTTGAAACTTAGGTACATTACGGATTCTGGAGAATACTGCAGAGATGTCGACCTTGTGACGTTCGAAAAGTCCGAGATCGACGAGAAAGGAGCACTTCAGTGCGGGGTCTCATTCACGTGCCGAAGCCTGTATTATTCAAACGCGACGGACAGATTTGTCGTGCAAAGAATCAACGGCGAGTATCGATTTGATGCGCGCTGGCCGGTACGATTTTCAGACTATCAGTACAGGCGAATGGCAATTTCAAACGATGGCCATGTTCCGGCACCATTCACACTAGATCTGTATGGGTATCTCGAAAACCCGACTATATTTGTAGAGCAGAACGGGGTGGAAGTTGCGCGTGCCGTATTTCCGGTGACGGTAGAACTCGGAGAACACATAGAATACAGCTCAGTTGACGGAGATCTGTATTGCAGGCTGGTGAAAAACAGCAGAGCGGTGGAGAATATCGTTCCGCTGCTGGATATTGCGAATGAGAACTTTTTCAAGCTTCCGATAGGTGGCTCACAGTTCAACATTACAGGGAACACACAGGTGACATCACGAACGGTCATGACGATTTTTAAATATTACAGGGTGGTATAAATGTACATCGCTTATATTCTGGACAGCAAAACACTGAAGATAAAAGACGTTCTTGAATACTCAGAATATGACTTTTCGGAAGACATTGATTATTCGAATAAGTCGACGATTACAGCGGCACGCAAGCCGGTCATAGAAGACAATGACTTCGTGATTTGCAAGGACGGCAACGGCATTGCGTTCCAGGGGTTATGCGAAAGCTACAGCTCTAGTAAGAATGATACCGAATATACAATCACGCTTATCCAAAAAGAGAACTACTTCGATCGTTCGATTTTCGTAAGTGGAGAAGAGCTGATTCAGACAGTTGGAATCGAAGATTTCATAGTGAAGTGCATTAAAGAAAACTGGCTTGATACAGGCGATGAGCTGATGGACGCCAAAAGCATTACCGTAGTAGCTGAAACGCATACTAAGGTGAATGCGGCAGTGTCCACAACGGTAAATGTGCAGGAAAACGTTTTCAACCTGAAGACCTATTTGGGAAACGTGAAACAGTATTATGGCATCTATCTCGATTATGATTTTGAAAACGGAAAACTTCAGATCATTGTAAATCGAAAGGACGCCGCAACGCTGCCTGTAGATATTCAGGTTTCTGATATCACTGATTACACGGAGGTGTACGACATCAATGTGCTGGCAAAGCTGAATGTGAAGTGGAAAATACCGGATGTAGAGGAAAATGGCACAACGATTGTTGGAGCCGTGACCGACCGGAAGTTTTATCTGAGAACAGACAAAACCATCACAGAGGACGGGAACGATCCAGATAGAGCAGCCGGCATCGTGCAGAATAAGTGGATCGAAACGGAGTCGGAGGACGAGATGATCCAGCAGGTGCGAAACGAGTTCACGAGCAATTCTTATAATCATAAGATTTCGTTTTCACTGATCAGAACATCGAAGCTGTATTCAGAGTCTGACTTCTATGTCGGCCGGAAATGCACGATCAAGACAAAGACTGGAATCCGTGCATCCATCATCACGCAGGCACAGGTTTCGAGCTTGTCGGCATTGAAAGACATTGTATTCGGGAACCTTAGGGTAACGCTAATAGAGAAGCTGAGGAGGACTTAAATGGTAAATGGTATCGTATTCAGCGACCAGCTGATGACATCCTCGAATTTTGCACACTTCGTGTGGACGTTTATGAACCATGCGAACGGAATAACGAAGGGATGCGGGATCGCGCATACATCAGAAAGCGTTTCGATCACGGCGG